TATCTCTTTCTTCTCCCTTTCTCTAATAGTGTAGGTTTTATTAGTTTTCCTCTGTTGTCTTATAGTGTAGGTTTTACTATGTATCAACCTTAGGTAATCATATTATATATAAAAACTATTACATTGTAAATAATACTATAACATAATTACTTATACATTGTAAATGTCTCTATATGATAATTGTCTCTACACTGTAAATGTTTCTACAAGATAATTACCTTGTCTCCTAAAACTATAGGTTCTAAATTGTTAACCCTACGGAGCCATTCAGAATAGACAAGAAATTTATTACGGTCTTTTTCTCCGCTTTCTCCTTGCTTACGACCTGCACGATAACTGTATTTAATCATGTTTCCCTTAAGGAAGCCCTTAAATTCATCCCTAGTTAACAGTGTAGACATGACTTCTAAGGGTTCCACAGCTCCCTTATAGTGAGTTGCCTTGTCAGGAGTACCCTCGGTATCAATTTTATTGGTGGTGTCTTTTGCTAATGATTCTACAGGTTCATCATCGCATACATCAATATAAACATCACACCAACCGTCATCAAAATAATCATCATCAGCCTCATATAAATCTTTATCAATTTCATCAGTTGCTAATTTATTAGCTGTTGCTAATTTATTAGCTGTTGCTAATTTATTAGCTGTTGCTAACTCGTTAGCTGTTTCTTGTGCCAACACTTTCAACTCATCATAGGCATTAGCATAAAAATCATTCGAGATTTCGTTAGAATTAACTTTAATATTCATATTTCATATTCCTTGTGTTTGTTGATAAATCGTCATGGATGTGCTTTAGAGAGCTTCTGGGAGGCTTTTAGAGGTATCTTAAGGATACCCTACAGCTAACCTAACAGAAGCTCTTGTGAAGTCGTTTAGGTGTGTTCTTGAGGATTTAGTAAGCAGTTAATATTTAAAGACCATAATAACAGTAATAGCAGTAAGCACTATTACTAAAAACATAGACATAAAGTGTTCAGTTTTGAAGCCTAATCTTCTTAGTACATGATAAAGTACTGTGTTTATAACTACAATGCTTAAAATATGAATCCAAAACATAATTACCTCTCCACTATCTATAGGTTATCAGTTATTAACTAAGGGCTCACCATTTGTTAAAGAAGGATAAGTAATGAAAGATTATCCCTACTAGAATAAAAGGAGACAGAAGGAGTAATAGATTGACAGCAAGAGTAATCACCGAGAATAAAATAGCAAGGATAGAAGTAACTATATCATTTTTGTAATCTCTTTCAGAGGGCAAGTCTTCAAAAGAATATCTAGGGATAAGATCGTCAGGGGAAGTGTAACTATTGATGCTGTCTTTATGGCTGGCGTTTGTCATGATGATTGAAGTTCCTATGCGGTTAACTCTTTAAGTTCCTCGCCTTAAGTTCCCTTTAAGTTGCATATAGCTTATTTCGAGGGAACTTAAGGCTTCTATTAACTAGCTTATTTCTGATGCTTCATCCGTTTATATTTCTCTAACTCATCTTCGTATAGATAATCTTTACCAAATAACAACTCAGATACAAAAGACTTTTTATTAGAGATAAATACTTTAATGCTTTTCAGCATATTAGATACTTTATTAAAGAATCGGTTATGAGCTTTATTGTTATTTACATTATTAACTTCATTAACTTGTCTAGATTCGGCCTTATTCTCTTCAAGCAACTGGAGGGCTAACTCAAGGCACTGTGTTCTAACAAATTGTTCATAACGTCCCTCATCGGCTGAGTAAGCTTCAATTAAAACGTCATTATTAATTTCATTAACACTGACTGTGAAGCAACGAGCTACTTGGCCATTACGACGAGCATCACGTTGAATAAAATAGACCTCATTAAGAGCTGTATTAACCCGAAAAGAATCATAGTAGTTATCGGAATATTTAGATTTAACTGTAATGTTATCGAAGTTTTTGATCATGATATTAGTTTCCAAAAGATGTGTGTGTTTAAATAATAAGACGTGTATATTAGTTTAGTTACTACTAATAATGTGAATTATAAAACATTATCTATTAGTTGTCAATCTTCTTCATCATAATTACTTTAGACGCTTTCTTATAGGCATTACCGTGCACCTTGAATATAATTACAGCTTTACGATTCTTCGCACATAATTGGCACTTGTTACAGTCAATGTCTTCTCTAACTTGTGCAGGGCATTGTACGCTGTGAAGACCTACCGCTTTAAGTTCTTTTTTGGTTTCTTCAGGATTAACAGACGCAATCACTGCATTGACCCCGAAAGATTTAGCATGAGTGACTTCCCTAACAGTTTCACAACTTGCATTGATTAAGAATCTTCTTGATGATGAGTCTCTTATGATACCAACTGCATTGTCATCAATCTTACAATGAGTGTATGTGTAACCCTGAAGAATGTTTCCCACTGTCTTATTAGTCTCTTCAATTGCCCTGACAATTGTCTCTACTCTGTTTTTATCAATATAGCTTGTGCCTTCTGTAGCAATATCTCCAGCAACATTGTGACGAAACAGAACTTTTTTACAATCTGAATTCTTACGAAGTTTATCGAATACTGCCTCCTTAAGACTGATTGAAAGTTGCTCGCTGTTAGAAACATAACGTGTATCTTGAGGATTATCACAACGTTCCCACTGACGTGAAGTGGTATAGCTGTCTGCATAGCACCCATTTTTCTTAAAGATGCAAGAATCAGGACATGTGGCACGGCTTGAATAACTCTGTATGATGTCACCTGTCTTTTTATTTGAGCTTGTAGGCAGAAGTATCATTTTAAGATTAGAAACAGACATTTTAAAATCCTCATTAGGTGATCTGGGCGGGATTTCTCCCACCCTTAGGTCGGTTACTCCCCAACAATATCAATCATTTTGCTGATCAGGTCCTCTACATAGGCCCACACGTAATTATTGATAGCACAGTCTGTTTTCCCAATGATTTCATAGATTTCAAGTCTCATTGCTTGTTGAAAATCCTCCCAACCCAGCTTAGCACAGAGATTTTCTATAAATTCATCAACTTGGTCCTCAAACTCTTGATAAAACTCTTTTGTGCCAGAGTAGTAAACCAACGGCCCGCAAGCTCCCGAAACACAGCCGTGCTCATAAGTTTCATTGAACATTTCGGCTAGGTCTTGCAATTCGTCCTCTGAACTGTCTGTATCATAACCGAAGAAGTTGAACAGGTTTGCAAATTCTTCTTCTTTAAATAACTTGCGAATGTTTGTGCTGTTTAACATTTTGAACTCCTTTAGTTAGTTGCTAGCAAGCTAGCTGTTTGTTTGTTTATCTATCGAATGGCTGTATCTTAGCACAGTATTTTGAGATTGTCAATTCCCAGGAAACTGATGGCCAGGAAAGTAGAAAATCTTGTCTAGGCCCGTTGAGTCAGTGCGGGTACATTATTTGAGTTCTTTGAGTTCTCTTTTTAGTAACCGTATTCGGAAAGAACACCATTTACGTAAGCTTTTACACGACTGCAAATAATACCCTCAATGCTCCGCAGGTTATCGTTACCGTCGTAGCCGTGCCTCCCTAAATAACGGAGAATGGCAAATTCATGACTTTTGTAAAAGCTTGTTTTTGGGCATGCAAGAGCTAAAAAACGAGAAGACTTGATGTACTCAAACTGTTCAAGTAAATCACTCAGATTGTCATCATTTTCTAACCTCACCTCGAAGTCCGCATCTCCAAGGTCATAATCAAACCCATCGAAACCGAGTGCCTTAGCAACATAGTAAAAGTTAATATCAACATTGTACGCATAGTAAACATCAATTCTCTTCATAATGTGAACTCCTTTAGTTCGTTTGTGTGTGGGTTGTTTCGAACGGTTTCTTACCGCTTAAACTTCAATTGAATCAATTAGATAGCCCTGATCGCTGTAACTGATTTTTGCGTAACCGTCGGCTTCCCCGCTCAAGACCTCATATACTCCCTTGTAATTATTCTCTTTTGCATACAACTGATAGGTTGTGTGTATTAATAGGCATCTTATACTATATATTGGGGGAACTATAGGTAACTACAGATAATGTCATATATAATTAGTTAGTAATCACTAACCTATAAACATCTAGTAGTACACCAAAAGATACCCGAAGTCTACCCCAAGGTATTATAGGTGGGTAATTGAAAAACTATAGATAACCATAGCAATCTTTGATTGCACCTAGATACACATTAAGTTAGCATGCACTAACCTTAGGATATCTAGTGGTTATCTTAAAGAGAACTAAAGGGGGAATTAGAAGATGATGGGAATGCTGGGTGCTAGTTTACTAGCGGTGTGGTGTGTAGGTGTACCCCTAAGGGGGTCCTAGGGGAATATTCTAAGTTAAGTGTCGGTTCACAAATATTTTCCAAAATTTCAATCGAGGAGACCCTAAGGTTACACAACTGGTAACCATCACCTAGAACCTTAGGTATCACCTCGAGTACAACACACACACACACACACACTACAGAGAACCAACTATTGTCTTTAGGACTGCATCAATCATAGTCATATCCCCATTGATAAGAGACATGATAAATAAAACTATGATGATAATGATCTTAATGGTAACAAATATTTTATCTCTAGATTTATTATTGATATTAATCAAATTACTACTCCACACTTACAAGTATACCTAATGATTTCAATAAGGAACAGCTAGCTTGCTAGCAACTAAAGGTAACACCTAAGGATACCTATAAGGGGACCTAAGGTTACCTATAAGGGTCCTAAGGTAACCTCTTAATGATGATGATATTGATGATAATGTTAATGATGTTAATCTTATGATGATACACATCTAAAGGAATCTCTTAAGGATACCTATAAGGGGACCTAAGGTAACACCTAAGGATACCTATAAGGGACCTATAGTTAACCTATAAGATATACATCATTAATATTATCTTTATAGTTATTATTATTATTATATTTATTATTATAGTTATTATCTTATATTATGTCTTTAAATAGAGCCTATAGGATACCTATAGTTAACCTATAGTACACCTATAGTTATCTTTTATAATATAGTTATAGTTGTCTTTTGGCTCCCCCTAATAGTGTAGGTTATATTCAAAAGCATGCTGTTGTCTTATAGTGTAGGTTTTATTAATTAACCCACCCATAAACTACTAAATCTTAATATATTTACCCCCTTTTTGGATATGCCAAGTTAAATCAGGAGATATTTACCCCCTAATACATTAAAGATTGTTAAAGCTTATTAAAGATTATTCTAAGCAATACCTCTAGAAGGCTCATAGAGAGCTTCTGAGAAGCTTTTATAGGTATCCTAGGGATATCCTACATGTAAACCTCCAGAAGCTCCTATATAGCGATTTTAAGGCCTTACAATTGATTCTCTAAAATTACCAAAGTTTATAATCTTTAGTAACCCTAGAGATTCCTTTAGAAGCTTTACCACCTCTGAATTCTTCCTTAGTGTTATCTGTGTTTTTTACACCACCAACATCACTAGTAACAAATCCATAGAAAGATTCTAAAGAATCCTCCAGCCACTCTTCGGTAAGCTCATTGATGCCTTGATCTGCGTCTACACCCATGAAGTCCACAAGATATTTAACTCCGATTGCCAGAGCATCCAAGCGGTCATCATGAACAAGAGCACCCCTATCTGAAGTGATACGAGTGAGCTGAAAGAAGCAAGCATACTTATAATCGGATTCAGGTACAGTAGAGTAGTCGTTTCTAATACATTCAGGTGTTACCACCATCTTATGGTTAGAGATGACTGGTTCAAGAGTGTCAATAATACGTACTTCTTTTTGTCCTGTGGATTTAACCTCAGTTAGCCCACAATTAGGGTAGGTTTTCTTTAAGACTGGCTCAAAGAGTTTAAGGTACATCCCGTCGCCAAAATTACCTTCAATGACTACCTCATTGACACTGTATTTCTTAGCTACATTAGCCAGTTTGTTTAATACTACATCTGAGTATCCTCCCAATAGACCACCTACTTCCATAACGAAGATGTATCCATTAAGATAGTACAAGACTGAATAACCTGTCTCATCTTTACCCCTACCAGATGGGTCTATACACATCATCTTATAGCTATACTTTTGAATCTCATTGGATGCTGTGTGGTAATAAAAATAAGCATCACCTTTTAGGCCCATCACAGGAGCCTCACTTACAGGAACCCTCTTAGATGGGTCAGGAAGCCATGTAAGCTTCATTGGAGCTTCATCTAAAGGGAACATACCTACCAACAAGTCTCGAAGCCTTAGAGGATATTTATCGGCATCTGAGAGTGTTGTATCAAGCATGAACTGCAAAGCAAACCCAGCCTTACGATAAGATAGTTCACGCTTCTGTAGGTCCTCCTCATCGAATCTTAAGGGGTCTGTAGGTTTACCTGCAAAACGCTTAGGGTCACTATCATATTTAGAAGCTATGATATGAGCTAAGCGATCACCATAGGAGGCCCTATGAGCGTCATCATAGGGGTACCTAGCGGGATAGATTACAGCAGTATATCCACGTTCCTGTAGCTCATTATAGAGGCTCATCTCGTTCTGAGGAGTACCTAGATAGATGATCTTCTTGCCTGCACCAGGCTTTAGGACAGCATCAAACTCTTTCACGAGCTCGAATAGCTGGTCTCTAAGAACCTGAGTAAAGGAGTTACTTGGCACCTCTACGTCATCCGCTACAATGATATCAGCACGAGAACCTGTAAGCTGACCCTTGATACCAACGGATTTCACTGATGGTGAGTGGTCGGGTTTAGCTGGCCCGATATCAAATAGGTTCTGAGTATCTCTCTGTCCATCACGAGCTTTCAGATGAGACAAGAAAGGAAGCTCATTAATGATCTTCTTAATAAAGGTAGCATTAGCGTCAGCTCGTTCCTTGTTAGCTGAGACCACCATAATCTTAAGTTGAGGGTCTCTCCACAAGTTCCATACCACATACGCACAGGTGATAAAGGATTTAGCAACACCTCGGAAACCCATTAGAATAAGTCGATCATTCGGAGGGTCTTGAAGTAACTTTGCAATATCGTTCTGAATAGGGGTCAACAATGGCAAAGAGATTGTCTTCCATACAAGATTACAAAATAACGGAAAACTATCATAGTATGGTTTTAAGAGTTTAGCCTCAAGAGATTTCAATTTGTTCCTCCATGTACTTTAAAATTTTCTTAATTTCATCAATAGATGCGTCACTCTTAATTCGATTAGCCCTACGAGAAATCCATCGGACATTACCTTTAATATAGCCTTTACTTGGGACTAAGCGATCTAGTTCTGCTAAATTATCAGGTCTGCTACAACCAGTAAGCTTAGAACCATCTATGAGCTGTACTCCTAACACTGGACAAATATCTACCCAAATGCTTGATAGGTATTCAGAATCAAGTTCATAAGGAATGCCTCTAGCTTTGCAATCCCTAGCTTTGTTGCAAGAAAAATGTTCAAACCAATGGTTTTCTCTACGGTCTTTTCTATATTCTCTTCCGTATTCAGCTACTGCTTCCTTGTTCTTGTAATACCTTTCTTTGTATTTTGCTGAGAGCCTTTCAGAGTTCTTCTTATGCCACTCCTTCTTTCTTAAGCTCTCACAAGTCTTACAAGCTCTTCTATGAGGGTAAAACTCTGATTCAGGAAGCTCCCTACCACACTTTGAGCATATCTTAGTTAAGACTTCCACCGCCATAATCCTCTTCAAACTTCTCCTTAGTAGCTCTTAGCAGTCTAGTAAGAGCATTCTCATCACCATCGCCTGCCTTAGGGACACAATTAATCCCGTTTCTCTCTAGCTCCTTAATAATAGCATTATAGAGCTGTGGTGACCTCTTATCAGGGTTCTTAAGGTCTTTTAACATGTTATCTAATAGGCTCTCTTGAATGTTTCCTAAGAGTTCCTCAAGTGCATCATACTTCATGATTGTTAGTGTTCTCCTCTTTTATAGTTCTTTTATTTTCTAACCAAGGATTAATCCAATGCTTCTTGATCATTGTGCAAATACCAATGAATGTGTAGAGAATCGTTAGTACATAGACCCAGTCATTTAAAGGTAACCCAAAAATAATTAAGCTAGAAACTGTTATAGCAGGTGTTGCATTAGCTACAGTCTCTAATACATCTTTATCAACATTAGACACTATTTAGTAAATCCTTCCTTGTATAACAATTTCTCAAAGTTAGCTTTTTTAAAGTTTGGACCCTTGAGTAACTTACCGTCTTCTCTGTATTTAGGGTTAAAGTTACCTTCGGAATCATAAAGCTTACTATAGTACTCTTTAACAAGCTCATTCATGCCAGCCTCAAGGTCATACCCACAGGCATTGGCATACTGGACACAAACCCAAATAAGATCGCACAGCTCTTTAAAGTCATTAGGAGTATCTGTTTCCTCATCTAAAAACTCCTTAAGCTCTTCTTCCATAAAATCAGCGTAGATACTTCGAAGGGCTCTAGGGTTCTGTTTCGCATGAGTGATCTTTAATAAATTCTTTAGGATTACTTGAAGATTTCCTAAGGACACGTTGGTTTGATGACCCAAAGTATTTTCCATGACATTTTTTCCTTTCTATAAATGGTTCTGTAATCAGCACGTCTATATACTTAAGAAGTGCTAAATCTTTAATGTTTTCATATTTTCTACCTGTCCACAACCAAATGGTTTTCTCAGGGAACATTTGCTTCACTAAGGCCACTAAATGGCTCACTGTAGGGATGTTATAAGGTTCTAAAGGGTCACCACCGAGGATACTTAATCCGTCGATATACGGGCTCCTAAGGGCCTCTATGAGGGTTCCTAAGGTTTCCTCGGTGAACTCTTTACCAAAATTCTTATCCCAAGCTTCTTTATTGAAGCAACCTTTACAATGGAGAGAGCACCCTGAGACAAACAGGGATACTCTCAAACCGTCACCATTGGTTGAATCACAGGTGTTTAAGCCTGCATAATTCATAAATTACATACTTACTCTATCTTTAATTTCTGCCATCTTAGCATCATTCATTCTAGATTCTCCGTTCACATTGCTATAGGCGAGGTAACCACACGTACGAGAAATAATCGTGAGATTATGAGAGCCACAATGAGGACAAGTATTGCCTACATTAGTGCTGTGCTTACCACAATCTTCACAGTATGCCGCATCAAAGTTCACACCTTGGTAGAATCCCATAGCCATTCCTCGTTGAATAAGTTTTCGTACTGCAATGACATTAGAGGGATTATCAATTCTAACATACTGAATGTGACCGCCATTACATTTATGAAAAAGTTCATATTCTTTATCTTGTTTCTCAATAGGTGTTACATCTTCACTAACGTGTAGGTGAAAGGAGTTCGTGAAGTAATCTCCGAACTGATTATCTCCCGTGTACTCATGATATTGTCTAGCTTGAGTGCCACACAGAGATTCAGCAGGAGTGCCATAAAGAGCGTATAGATGCCCATCATCTTCTTTAAATTCCTCAATTCTCTCATTAATAAAATCAACTACCTCGTTAGCAAATGAAGAATCTTCTCTAAGGCTCTTTCCAGTAGCTAGGATAGACAATTCATTCAAGGCAGTGATACCAAAAGACGCCGTCATGTAGTCCGTAAGATCACCGATCTCATCCTCAGGATTTAAGGTTCCACCATAAAGACCACCTTGGGTAAAGCACATAGGGTTTGTACATGCCTTAGTGTGCTTAATAGCATCATAGCGTTTCTTAAAGAACTCTCTAATTACTTCTAAGCGATTACTAAGGACAGCAAAGAAATCATCATTCTCTTTCTCAGCGACCGCCCAGATTAACGGGAGATTTAAAGACACAGCCCCAATGTTACAACGACCTATAGTAATAGCCTCGTTGGTTTCATGGTCATGCCATTCAGTGAGGTACGCTCTGCACCCCATCGGTGAGGTAATAGCTCCAGTTCTCTTATAGATGTCCGCAACTTTACCATGGTTCAAGCTAAGGTAATCAGGGTACATGCATTTAGACGAGCATTCCACAGCAAGACCAAAGAGCTCCCTATGTCTTTCATCTTTATTAATATTATCTTCATCATAAAGGAAGACAAGCTTAGGAAACACCACTTGTTTCCCTCCATGACCATTCATGCGGGTCTCCAAGATGATCTCCCCGATCAACTTCATGATTTCTTGGTCAAGATCATCTAAATCAATATCCCAAGTGCCAAAGGTGAGTGTAGTGAAAGCAAAGTCACCTCGAGAGCAAGGAACAGTGTTGAGTTTTAATTCAAGAGATTGAAAACCTTGTTCAAGTTCATGTACTAAATCTCTGTAGGCAAAACGTTTGGCGTCAAGCTCTGTCATACCACAAGCATTGTAATACTTATTAAAAGCTTTGGAATAGGTCTTCTTAGCATACGGAAGAAGAACCTTGTCAATTTCAGCAAGAGTAAAACCTCCGAATTGCTGAGCTGTAGCAACAAGTGTTACATCGCCGATAACCTGTAGTGCACTAAGGACACTTGTAGGCTCTGTATATTTAACATTAGACATCTCAAAGCCACCTTTAAGAACTGCACCAATATCAAATAGACAACAATTAAAGGAATTAAAGATCATATCTCGCAAGTCATGGATATAAATGTCACCACGTTTAACAAGTTCTTTTTCTTCCTTAGACAAATAGAATTGTTTATATAATTCCTTAGTCAGGTATCCCTTAATGAGAGAACCTTTAGTAGAGATAAGCGAACTATCAAAATTAGCGTTCTCTTTATCACCTAATAGCAACACTGTATCAGCTTCTGTCTTAACTGCTTCAAAAGCTTTTGCATAAGTGTTTTTATAATCACGATATTCTTGATAAGCCTTACCCACTTCAGGAGAGTATAAGCTAAGAGCATTGATGACTAGCTTATGGAGTTCTTCAGTTGTTACCTGATCTCTGTCACGAATAACTCCTTCAATATATCCCTCTACCTTCCAAAGCTTTCTAGGCGGGACATCCACATTAGCTCTCTTCTTAGCTTTATCAATAGCTAATCTAATCTTTTCAAAATCCCAAGATTCTACAGTATTGTCCTTTTTTATTACTTTAATTTTATCCATAGTGTGTGTGCTTATGTGTGATATATTATTTAGACTTTTCAATACTCAGAAGATAATATAAAGCGTTTAAGGCTTCTTTATATTCGTGAATGTCTTCATCACTATGATAATCCATTTTATTAAGCTTTTCAAGAGCTTCCAATAACTTATGTTTAGACATTGCTAAAACATTTTCTTCCCACTTTTCATCAATCATCTTTATATTTCTCCATAATGTTAATTAAAGCTTCTCCATCGGATTTATCAAACTTAAACCCTAGATACTCAACAGTACCCGAGTAAACCTCCGAGGAGACCATTGCCGTTAGCAGAGCTATTGAGGACACCCAAAGCAGTACCTGCGATACCAAGACCTAATCCCGATCCTGCGACACCTTTAGAAGCAAATTCAGCCATTATAAATTCCTTTCTAGGATATACCTAGAGTTATAGATTAGTAACTTAGTTAAAGAGAACTAAGGTATTCATAGTTACTGAAAGAATACCCTAGTATGACAAATTAAATACCAACCTTAGCGAGGCCTAGACGACCATCTGAGCTCTTACAAAGGAACTTAGGTACATCAGGCCAGCTTACGTCTTTTGGAAAACCTGTCTGTTCCGTGATATCTCTAAGAGCCTGTCGGTATGCCTTAACTTCAGTAAGGTTCTCCTCAGAGATAGGATAATCGGGAACTACAAGGTAGTCTGTTTCTGAAAGCTTAGCATCTCTATTACCCCTGATAAATCTAGCTAATTCTTCCTCAGTAGGCTCAGGGACAGGGACTGCCTCATAGTAGTCACCCCTATCTACAATCATAGCATTATTAGAGTTGCACCATTGGGCAAGCTCAGAATACTTTGAGAAAGTATTAGAGGAGTTATTAGGAGACTTAGAACCATATTTTTCAATAATAAAGTCTTCCTCAAGAGGTTTATAAATTTTAGTGTTAAGCATGATAATAATTCCAAGGATTAGTAGTAACCAATAGCATACCAACAAAAAGATACCCTAGGTTCTAAGGCTCCATTACGCTGTACCCCTGCTTTAAAGGTGTTCTGAGCAAATGAGTCTACAAGAACAGTATAATCAGCACCTGAGTTACCACCAATAATCGAAGTGGTGATAGAGCTAATAAATGAAAAGGGTGCACCGAAGGACACTGTTACAGACCCTTCGGATGTAGTCTGCCCTGAGCCAAAACAAATCTGTATATTAGGATTAAATCGAACCCATCCATCACCTATTCCAGTAATGCGAAGCACCTCATTACCTGCCCAAGACAAGCCACCTGCGGGAGTACCTACAAGAAAACTAGTAATACTAGCATCTTTAGCCCTAGCCCCTAAAGCAAAACTGCCTTTATCTGTCTCATTTGAACCACTGTGTCCTCTACAAGCTAACATACCACCTACCCAACTATTAGTTGTATCATACGCTTGAAATAGTACCTGCTCATATTCAGCAGAATTATCTTGAACAATGGCTCCCATATTATTAAACAAGAGGTTACCTGTCATGTTACCTCCAGTCAACGGAAGGCACACACCTGCATCTTCCTTTTCGTTAAGGGCTTCCTCAGTAGCAAGCGGATAGTTAGTACCCGCAGTACCACTCATGCCCACAAGAGTATTCTTTTCTTTATCCCATACGATCTGACCTTCATGACCTGCATAGGCATTAATCTGTTCAGTCGTACCTGTAATTTGTTTTCTTTCTTTAATCGCCATTCTTATTGATTTCCTAAATCACCATAATCGACAAAGCCTTCGAATACAGCTTTATCAAGTTTATCTGATACAGCACTAGCCGCAGAATCTGCATACTTCTTAGCGTTATTCTCAGAAGTCTTTGCGGCATCCTTAGACAAAGCCGCTTCATCAGCAGAATCTTTAGACTCAGTTGCCTTATTGGTTGCTATAGTAGCTTGTGCAGAAGCTGTAGAAGCACTTTTAGCAGAGTTCTTAGCACTAGCCTCGGAAGCCACCGCAGAAGCAGTAGAAGCTCTCTCAGCGGTCTGTGCAACATCAGCTTCATTACCTGCAAGTGTAGCAGAAGCCTCAGCTAACTTAGCTTGTCTTGTAGCCTCAGCAACCTGAGTATCAAGTAGTGCTTTCTGTTGAGTACCTTTGTCACCAACCTCTTTGATAGCTGTAGTCTTAGCTGTAGTGATCTGCTGTAAAGCTTGAGTCGTAGCAGTTTCTACAGCTTGTTCAGCTTCAATCTTAGCTCTATTGGCATAGTATTTAGCAGAGTATTCACTATCATCTACTGTACCATCCATCTTATTAGCCCAGTCCTTAGCCTCAGTAGCTTTAGCCGTAGCCATAGTTTCAGAAGCCATAGCACTAGCTTCGGCTTCACCTGCCTTAGTAGCACTAGTTTCAGACTCAGTAGCCGCAGTCTCAGCTCTAACAGTAAGCTGAGTGACAGTATCGACAGAGTTAATAACCTCATTGAAATCAGGAACTAATCCTGCAACAGTTTTAACATCCTCGATATTATCTGCAACAATCTTAATGTTACCACCCGTGATCACTGGTAGAGGAGATTCAGGGTTACCTAAATCACCATAGTCATCATAAATGATATCATGAAGTGTGCCTGAAAGGTCTGTACCTACGATGTTGATCTTATCAATATTATTAGAGTCAGTGATAACATGGTCGATATTGTCAGCTACAATCTTAACCTCAGGGACCATAGGAACAAGAATCTCTGCAATATCTGTGACTACCTTTTCAGATTCCTTAGCGTTAGTCTCAGCTACTACAGCTCTATCTCTAGCCTTCTCAGCTTCAACACGAGCTTGATAAGAACCCAAGGCATCAGCCTTATAAACTCCATAGGTTATAGCATCAGAATCAGCTACAGGGTTACCAACATTAGTGATTCTGTTACCCTTAGCATCCCAATTACCGTCTTTATCAACAATAAGAGCATCATTAATAACATCACGTCCTTCCTCAGCAATATGGATGGTCTGAATAGATGATGTATCAAGATCACTAGCTTTAAGAATAGAAGCATCCTTAAAGGAGACAATACGATCAGTAGCTGATGTATATCGTCTTACGGTTACCTCAGCACCTGCTTGTGGAGGTGTTCTAAGTCTGACTGTTGTCTTATCTAGGAAATAAAAGTCTTTAGAGGTATCCCCGTAGTCCCCACCTTCTAATACAGTGAGTCCTACGGATACCCTTACGAACTTCTTTGCTAGATAATCAAAAGGAACGGTAAAGTCAGTAGTAGTACCGTCACCTGTATAAATAGCAATAGTAGAAGCCATTGTGTTTAATTATTAATCCTCTTCATTAGATAGAATGTTATAAAGTCCCCACTTCAAGAATGGGATGTTTGTAGCGTTGCGAATTGCTTTTACAGCTCTTTCTCTATTATGCTCCTTTTCCTCCTCAGTAAAGTTTTCATCGCCACTCATCTTAATGACATTAGCTGAATAACCTGTAATGTCCATAAAAGATTTAATAGTAGAATATGCAGGGGCAAGGTCTCTAGCCCATTTATCAACACTAAAGCCTTTGTACATATCACTGCCCGCTTTCTGATAGTCAAAGCCTTCTGTAGTAGTCTTAACGTTAGTATTCACATTTGCAGTGTTAAGAATCAAGGATGGAAAAGCTAAGACACTAGAACGCATTACTCCGTTAATACCAACCTGCATAAGAGTATCCAAAGTAATTCCCTCATTAGGGTCATACTTTAAGGTCTTCTTAAGATATTCCTTTCGTTGCTCATCATTCATTCCCGCAGTAGCAATAAAGGTATTAGTCAATGCACCTAAAGTGCCTAATGTAACAGACAAGAACAAACTATAAGACTGACCAAGGGCGTCACCTTCTGCGGCTCTTCCCATCATCTTCTTAAGTCTCTTATCATAAGACCTAATAGCAAAAGATTTAAACTGGAGAAGTAGTTGCATTAAAGGATTCTTTTTAGAACCTTCCCAAAGGAAAGTATCACCTAAAGAATTCTTTTGGATTACCTCATGAGCCACATAGTCTCCCATACGTCTAAGAGTAGCAAGAGCCGAAGGGTCTTTAGAAAGAATAGTCTCAAGGTTAGTGATCTTAATAGCCTTATACTCATCAATCTCTGTAGCACTCTTAAGAATCTTCAATAGATTCTCATAGTTTTCATTAGAGATTCCATTGCGTTGCATAAGCTCCTTACTAAAGAAGCCTTTTTTAGAAATACTTCTGTTATGAGCATAATGAATCAACTCACCTAAGAACATCCCTTGAGAAGCCTCAACGATAGAGTTTTCGGTATTTTGAAGGAACTTAGTAAAAGGAGAAGCCTGTGCAAGAATATCAGTTGTAGCTACAAGAATAGATTTAGCTTTATCACCATTAAATCTACGAAGTTGTTTGTCCCACGATTCAGTTGCGATGTCTCTTAGAATACCTGTGTTACGTACAGACATACCAAAGATTAATGATTGTGCCTGTCTAACTTCTTTATTAGTCATTCCTTTATTAGTCCAGTTGTCAAACAATTCTCGAACTAAAGGAACACCTTTAAAGAAGTGCATAGCTCCGTAATGCTTAATAGCTTCTCCTTGTTCAAATAGGTTTGCTACACCCATTAAAGCATTCTTAGATAAGAACGTAAGATTACGAATGCTGTCAGCCATAGCACCTAACCAAGAGCTATTGACATCAGACCTAGAACTATACTTGTTGTAGATCATGTTGATAATCTGATCTTTTGCCTGAGCGAAGTCACTAGCTGATACTCTACTGCCTACTGTAGTGTTCAGTTCCTCAGACCACATCTTACCTAACATCTCTTCAAATTCATCTAAGTTTTTACAACCATAGCTTTGAATAATACTTTCACCTACAACTTTATTTTGATGCACCCTAATGGATTCAATGGGGTCTCTTCGAAGCTTATCAATGGACAAACCACTACGAGTAGTCACTGAGGTATCCCAAGGAATCCTAGTTACTTCGGGGTTGTACTGAACACTAGTGATATTACTATCATTAATTATCTTTCTACCTTGAGAAGCACCCTGGTCAATCCATCCTAAGGCATCACCACGAGATTCCTCCTTCATCCATTCAAACACCTCAGACCACTCAGGCTCATCAGGTAGAGGCTTAAGATTATCCTCAAACTTCTCCTGTCTAACCATGTCCCGAGCCTTGTGCTGTTGTCTCTGGACTTCGCTAACCTCTCGTTCCTTAGCTTTGATCTTATTTCCAGTCTCTTTCTCTAAAGCTTCGATCTTCTCGAGAATAGAGTTTTTATCCTTGTCGAGTTTCTTCTCAAGTTCCTTAAGTCTCTTGGATTCTCTATTCTGGAGACTCTCTACTCTAGATTCATAGGATTTCTTCTTGTTTTCTAAGGTATTCTTAAGACTATTTTCTTCTGCTTCGATGGCCTCAAGGAGAGCTTCCTTCTTAGCTTCTCTAGTCTTAAGGGCATTCTCTTTGAGTTTCTTAGCTCTCTCTACAAGGGTAGTGCTTATGTACTTGTCATACCTCTTCTGTGCGGCATTAGCTTGCCCTTTGGTCTTAGCCTTAGCCTTAGCCAACTCTTTCTTTAGTTCAGCTTCTTTTCTAAGGCTCTCAATCTTTTTGCCGATTTCGGCATCAATGTCAGCATCAGAGGAGTTATCAAGTTTATTGTACTCTTTCTCTAGCTCTTTGGTTTTCTTCTCAGATTGAGCCTTAGCTTCCTTAACAGTCTTGTTATAGTCAGTTTCAGCCTTCTCAAGGTCATTATAGGTATCCTCATAGATCTTATCCTTAGCCTTGTTGTAAGCAGGTTCTAGCTCATTGTACTTATTAGCTAGATTGTCACCTATAACGTCTCCTCTTTCTCTAATACGCTCAATACTTCTAGAGGCTTGAGTGGCCTTGTCAGAGATAATCTTATCGGAAGCCTTAGCTACCTTTTGATATTTGATGTCCTTTTTCTTGTCTTGCTCGGCAATTAGAGCTTCTCTTTCAGCTTTCTTCTCTGCATAGACATTCTTTTTGTAGTATTCGATAATGCGTTGCTTAGTTTTCTCATTACCTGTAACACCATCTACAAGAGCCTGAGAGAGTTCATTAACAAGTCTTTCAACCTGAACACCTCTAGGTATACTTGGGTCGAATACATCAGCTACTTTTGTAGGGTCACTAACTCTAGGCATGTATCCACCACGCTGTCCCGTCTTAGAAGTTTTCTGTAAGAAGTCCTTAGTAGATTCAACAATGTTAGTGAATTCCTCATTACCAACAAATTTTGAAGGTATTCTATCGTTTTCAATAGCTTGCCAAATAGCTAAGTTAATTTCATCATCTTGATGTCCTAACTTTCTAAGGTTATTGAAGCGATCTTTGTAGCTATATTCAAAGTTATCAAAGTCAATCTGAGCGGCTCTTAACTTTTCCTCAGCAGTCTGACCTTGGAATCTAGTAGCATAGTGCACACCATTCTCGTCTACATAACCTGAGCCACGATCAACAAAGAATGATTCTGTGAACTCTCTAAAGTCTTTTGATTCAAGTCTCTTGAAGACACCTTTAGTAGACACTGCTGGGAATCTCTTTTCGATGTTATCAGTAAGGTTATAAAGAGACTTAGCAAGTTTAGTAGAACCACCGATACCTTCAAACATCTCAGATGGAAGGTCTTTACCAGCTTCTTGGTACTCTCTAATGATATAAGCCCTACGTGCAGTATCTCCTACATAGTGGCCTCCTTTACCGAGAGCTTTAAATCCAAACTCAATTCCTGCACCAAACCCAGCACCAATGATCATATCGGTCATAAGATCATGTTCAGCACCAGATACATAAGTGTCTATTTGATTAGAAGCCGCTCCCATAGTAGCACCTAAGAGAACCCTACCAGCTAAATTAGCACCACCAACAGGAATGTAGCTAAGAGGGTCAGATACAGCACTACCAACACCAGATAAAAAGCTATCAAAAAAATCTGCATTAGATTCAGCTTGAAGATATTTTAAGTGTTCATCAGTAATCTTGATACGTTCTTCTACATCTTTCATTGAAGAAGCACCGTTCAACACCGCAAAATATCTGTCCATGTTGTAACCAACTTTCTTTAGGACATAATCACCTTCTTCTTTAGTTGGTTGAAACTGATTACCAAATAGGTTTTCATCAGCTAAAGCCATTTTTGTACCAATAACAGCCCAGCTATTAGACAAACCTCCTAAGAACCCGACGTTTGGCTCATTAGCTTCATCCTCCGCAGGATTATAGACCCCACGAGGGTCAGCCCAACGTCGAGACCGAAATCGAAGCCCTAGCTCAGTACTTAAGGTAGTACTAAGGTGAGCACCTCTTACAGCGTCTTCATTAACAAGGTCTTGTGTAAAAGGTTTGATTTCAGCAGATTGTTTAAGTTTATGTTCAATCTCAGGCTCAGGTACATTAAGCTCTGAAATCTCAGGAGGTGTATCAACAAAGGACTTTTGCTGAGATTTAGTAGTCTCACTAGGTGCAACTTTAGTTTCATACTTAGGACCTCCCCATTGATCGCCGTCACCTAAGATGTCTAGGTAATCATAAGTCTCCTTAGGCATATCCTTAAAGTTACCCTCTAGGTACTTCTTCATTGATTTAGTACCACCATTGTACATAGCCATAGCACCATAGAGGTTACCTTTAGAATACTTAAGGTTATCCTTCATGATCTGCCCTGCTAAGTCAATGTTTAAATAAGGGTCTTTTAGTTTACTAATATCCTTATATCCATAAGACTTAGCAGTAGAGGGCATAATCTGACCAATCCCGATAGCCCCTGCCCTAGACACAGCATTGGGATTGAATCTAGATTCTTGATAAAGTTGTTGTCTGAACTTAGTGTAGTCTAAACCATACTTTTCAGATGTAGATTTGATGAAAGCATCATACTCATATTCTTTAGTTTCAATGTCCCATTTACTACGTCTAGGGTTCATTTTTAATAATCTCCTACTTGTAATTCGTCAACTGATTGAGTGTTAGGAATTGGTTTTCTTAAGCTTTCCTCAGCCTCTTCTCGTTCCTTGTTAATTAAGTCTCCAACACTTCTATTAACATCTAGAGGACTTAAGTGGCCTACGTATCTCCCTGCATCATCCTCAAAGACAATGTAAGATGTATTAAGGTCAGCTCCTTCGACATATCTAGCATTAGAACCTTTGTACTTAGTCATTTCACTTGAAAGTACTTTCTTTGCATAAGTGAAACCAGCAGGACCGTAAGTACCTGCAAAGAAACCTTTAGGGACACTCATACCCATCACAGAGTAATAGTGTTTGCTATAAGCTTCTTTAGCTTTGTTTAAAGCATCGGATGCATTATTACACTTACCTGTACCTAAGAAGTTGAAAGCCATAGCTGTGATAAATGTCTTACCTGTATTATCCAATTTATAGTCACTGCTACCAGTAATATCAACATCAGACACAGAATTAATTACGCCTCTTTTGATTGTGCTCAATGTTCTAGCATAATCAGGTTTTTCTACTTCCTTCTTACGACCTGCCATACTCTTAATAACATCTTGGTAAGGAACTCCTGCATCAAGCATCGTGTTAAGAGCAATGATTTCTCTAACCTCTTCGGTGTTAGCCCCACAAGCATAAGCAAACTTTTCAGGGTTAGCCCTGTAAGCCTCAAGTGTCTGAGTTAAATATTTAGAGGGTTCTTTAGGAATATTTCCACTTCTAATATACTCGTCAACTTCACCCTTAAGGTAACTAATACTTGCGTTAGCTCTATCACTTAAGAAAGTTCTAGCTACATTATCACTTCTTTGAATAGATGGGTTACTAGCTATGTTAAGAACATTATCTAAAGGATACCCATTGTCAACCATTATATCAAATGCTTTCTTAAGGTCTTCCCTTGAGAAGTCCATGGAAGAAATAGACTTCATGTCAGCAAAGGGGACCGAAGCATCACTAAGATATTTTGTAGCAGAGTTAACCTTTTGTTGCTCTTTAAGTTGCTTTTGGCTCTCTGCATAGGTTTTATTAAGATTAATACGTTGTACAGTCTTAGCTCTCTCAATGTATTTCTTAATATCTTTAGTCTTATCCGTATCTGTGTTATTAGTATGTTGATATTCTTCACCTAATAACCCTTCAAGGATACTTAAATTGCCTGCTTCTGCTAGGTTAGACAAACCCTGCTGATAGTTGAATTTGGATTGAGCATCTTGAGAATAATAATGGTTGAACGCTTTAATAAAAGATGCTTTGTACCCGTCTTCACCTAAGAACTCTCTAAGGGTTAGTCCGTTGCTAAGAGGTAGATTCTTAGTATCGGCTAATTGTTGGAGAGCAATGATTCCAGTAGGACTATTCTCAAGGGCTTGAACAATACTAGTGTAAAGCTTGTTTCTCTTTTCAGGACTTAAGAATCTACCTACTGTCTTGTCTACACTATCGAGAGCTTCAATAATAGCAATACCGTCAGCACCATTCTGGATAAGAGCATGAATCTTTGCAGATTCAGTAATGAACATATCCTGAACGTTAAAATCATGTTCGACTTCTTTCTGACGTGTCATCATTCTGAGGCGTTCTTTAGGAGAGTTGGTAAACAGCCCTCTATTAAAAAACACATCATTCTCAGAATAACCAAATGTTTTAGATATGTCTGCTGATTGCTGTCTAGCATACTTAAAGAATTCAGCATCTAACTGCTCAGAAGACAATCCCTTGAACTCATTAGAATCAACACGTCTTTGAAAATCATCAGTAATATACTGAAAGACCATTTGACCATGCGATTCCTTAAGTCTAGCCATAGCCAAAGGGTCATCCTGAAAAGGTACAAGACCCTTAGACATCTGATCGCGATATTCCTCTAGGGAGTGGTTCTTAAGATAATCATCAGCTAACTTATAGGATAACTCCCTCTTAGCTTCCATGCCACCTTGGATACCTTTAAATACAGCTGTGACACTATCCATCCAATTATCAGCCTCAGGAATTGTCACATTATTTTCGTTGATAGTGATATTGGCAGGCTTGGCAGTACCCAACTTATCCAAAGCTGAGTTAAAGTATCTCCATTGGCCCCACTCCTGAGCAATGGAGGAGTTACCATTTGAATTTTTATAAGCCATTAATAAAAGTAACCTCCACGTTGTTGTCTAGGGGTTAGATTCTGATTATAATAATTAGCCCACTGTTGGACAAAGTCCGCATAAGGCTTGTATTGCTGATAGTTAGCAATCATACGATTCATAAAACTACCAGTATCAGATGAACTTACCTTTCTAAGAACACCTAATGATCCAGTAGAAGCATCTTTGGCAACCGTGGGAGCGGCACTACTAATAGCATCAACACCAGTAGGGGCACCTTTAGCTAAGGCACTACTTGCGGCACCAAGAGCTCCCGCTGTAGCCGCACCCATAGCGGCACCTTGTAAAGCACTTCCAAGGAACTGCTGGAAAGCCTTAGAGCCACCAATGAGGTTATTGTTAAGGTTGTCCTTAGCTTGTTCAACGGATGCCTTAGTTTGAATATAAAGAGCATCCTTTTGAGACCTCACATTCCAGACATCCATCATATAAGCTTCTTTAGTAGCGGTCTCTTGTCTTTCGGTCTGACCTTTAACAACCTGCCCAATCTTATCCTGAGACCTACCTTCAAGACCAGTCTCAGCAATAGCCGCCTCAATCTGAGCATTATTCTGATAGGCGTTGAAAGACAGTTGAAACAGCTCACCTAAGGCATTATCATACAGAGACCTTTCTTGTTTATCTAAGGCCGCTTGGTTGTAATTATAGTTCATCTGTAGGTATTTCATCTGTTTCTTGAATGCGGCTACTGCACTACGGTTGTGTCCTCCGATACCAAATACAGAGCTACCAGCACCCAGAAACGAACCTACTCCAATTAAAACACCACTCATTCTATAAGTAATTCCTCTCTATTTGTAGTTAAAAGTGTCCACTCATCAGTGAACTCTTTCTCGGCTTCTTTAACATCAGTAGATTTTGTCTTAAAGCACATAGTGATGTAAGTGTCTTCAATAGCTCTAAAAGCTTGTCTACGTCCTGCTTCGGCCTTGATAACGTTATACCCCTCAAGTCTCCCTACAGTGTTTCCTAATGTAACATAGCAATCCCCACTAACAATTACAGTAGTAGGAATCTTAATTAAAGCACCAATAATTGCAACTCCTTTTGGTACTTTACAAGTTCTATAGTAAACACCTTCATGAATAAAGTGCTCAATAGGAATATCTACTTCTCGATCACAATGTTCAAGTGCATAAATGACCATATCACAAAGTAGATTGTTCTGTTCGGGAGTGAGAGGTAATAACATCATACTGCTGAATTCCTTCTTACATATAGACCTTCCCAACCACCTGAGATAATATTTAAAGGTTGGGGATTATTTGAAGACAAAGAAATAACTACTTCACTGTTGTTATCCTGTACAGGGAACTTATATTTACCAGTGAATACCTTATTGATACCTAGCTTTGTACTAGATTCACCAAGTGTTTTACCAGTGAACCTATACTTAAAATGTTTATTCTTAATGTCATTATCTACATGACAATCAAATACACCACTATTAGAATAGTTAAACCAGTAGTACCTAAGTTGTAGTCTACCTTCGTCCTCAGAGACAACACCACCATTATCTGTAGGTTTCTTAATGTTCTGCTTAGATAACTTAGTGTAGAAGCTATAAGACATACCTACGAATATCTTTTGTCCTCTAAGATCACCATTGACCCTAAAGACACCATTATCATCCCATTCAGATACCTCTATTAAGTAACCATCTTTATTAACTAAATAAAAGACATACTCTCCAGTATTCCTAGGCGAATACTGGTAGATATCCTTAAGAGATATCTCGGTATAATCATCGAAGTCATTGTACTTAGCACTAGATGGAATCTTGTATTCAACTTTTCTATCCATAAATAGTCTAAAGGGTTCGTTTTCAAAGTCTAAGGCATTACCTGTGAGCTGAGCATTATCTAAGAATAAACCATTAGGACTATTAATAAGAAAATATATCGTAGAATCAATAAACTCAGCTAACACTACCTCAGTACCTGTATAACCAAAAGTCCACTTAAACCATGCCTGTTGTTTACTCACTCCATCTTGTAGAATAAACTTATAGCAGTACACAGTGTTAGGATTATTGGTATTAACTAATGTCACGACATTCTCTGTAGTGTTCCCTGAGATTCTTGTAATACCTTTAGGAATATACGTGGGAATATGGGAAGATACGTCCTCAGCATCCTTAAGGTCAGCCGCATCTTGCAACGAATAGTATCTCATGAGAGAGCTATGATTAACTCTATCATTAATAAAGAAAATACTAGGACCTACACTAATAGGCTGTACACTCGGATTGTAATCAAAGTTAGTGATTTGGTCGCACTTAACACTCTTAGGTGTCATTACGTTAACACTCGATAGTACAAACTGACCTTCACGAGAGAACAACATGAGCTCTCTGGCAAAAGGTACAGCATGAGTTAATGTAACTACCTTATTGGAAGACACTGAGACATCTATAGGGTCTGTATCAGCAATAGCGGCCGCAGACTTAAACCAAAAGTTAAAGAAGTCATTAGTAGAACTAAGAATAATAGCTTCATCAGAAATGACGCCTAATCTATTACGATAGAAAAAGATATCACTAATCTTTCTACCAATGAACGAAGGGTCAGGATTAGTATCCTTATTGCCTGCTCCTCGGTCTACCCAAGGTAACTTTTTAAGCATAAAGCTCCCATCTGATTCTCTAACAATAGCATGTGGCATATTCCTAGGGTTAATCCTATAGGGAGTCTTAGGTGCAATAGTCTCCTTCCAAACCTTATGAAGATCATCCCATTTAACGTAAAAGTCATCATCATCAGAGTTCTTTTCGCCTGATACCTGCATGATGTAACCATCGGGTGCAATTGGAGGTAACTTAGTTACTGCTGATACTTTACCAGTATAAGACAAAGCATTCTGATTACCAAATCCATCCTTAACTAAGATGTTCGGAGGAGTTTTTCCTGATTTAGGTCTAATGAAAATCATAGAATCACCAATAAGACCACACTGGTATTGTGAAATATCTACACCAGACCTAGAGTAACCCGTGTCACCTCTATCTTTTGTGTTATTAAGGAGGGCGTCATAACTACCACCTATGTTAGGTTTAGACCCATCAGGTTTCTTACCTGTAGTTAATAATGCATACAAAGCTCTAGCGATAAAGGCAGTAGTAGTCTGAGCCGCATGATTAGGCTTTCCTCCATCAGTAGTGATTACACCACAAATATACTGACCATTAATGTATATAGCGTAAGTCTTACCATACTGGGCATTCTTAATGTAAATAAGAGCTGTATCAGACCAACCTGCATCAGATAAACCTTCTACTCTATCTACTATTTTCTCAGTATTAAGGATAAAAGTGTAGTCTGCTACGGTTACAGCCTTAAGGGATTCCTTAGGGTTATTAGCTACAATGTACTGTCTTGCTTCTTCATCCTCCCACTTACATTGTTTAGAGGTACCATCAAGACCATATACCTGATACTCACCTGAACCTAACTGTAAGATATATCTTTCTGATTCGTCTCTATTGATGACATGGTATTTTTTCTTAGATGAATCTACGTGATCACCTAATCTACCAATGGAAATAGTAGGAGGTCTCTTTTGGAGACCTTCGACTTCATTAGGGAAACCATTGATAAGCTCGGTTACCTGGTCAGGAAATCTGATAATATCAGGTTGTTGAGATACACCACCTTTGAAAGAAGGTACACTTTGAGAAACCAAAGGCATTCATTAGCTCCTTTGAATTTGTTGTGATACAAACTGGTCATCGTTAAAGACGTTGTAGTTACCAGTCATCAAATCATAGTCAATTACATCAGCATATGCCGCAGATTCTTCAAGTTGAAGATGGTTATCTATATCACCCGAAGTCAAATATCTCATTTGGAATATTCTGGCTGCTCTAACTGTAATGTACTTACGGAATACCACGGGGAGCTCTTCAAATGGCAGTTCTTTTACAAGTTCGGTAATAGTTAAACCACTAGGGAACTCATTGGTACTTGTCTCAATGTCGAAAAAATAGCCCGATCTGTCAACTAGCTTGTAGCCCGTGGAGAACACTCGAATGTAACTTCGTGCATATGGGACAAGCCTAGTATCAGAATCGGGCTTAAGATAAACATTATTAAGAGTATTGAACTTATACCCCCTAGATTGAATCTCAATGCTGGTAGCTTTAAGAATCCTCTTGGCATTTAAAACATCAACATTGAGGTCATCCTCAAGGGAGTTCACAGGACTAGAACCTACGGACGATAGGATTTCGTTAACAGCATCAAGCTCATTACTAGGTGTAATAATCATAATTATTCAATAACTTCCTTATTGTTTATAGGTTTACTAGTTTTATTATTTCTAGTACGTCTTTTTGTAGGGGTCTTTACATGTGGGGTTGTTGTTTTTGTTGGTGTTACTGTTTGTTGTTGCTGTCGCTGTTGGATGAGACCTAGTTTAACGGCCTCATCCTCATTTAAATCTTTACCCCACTTAGACACCTGACAGAAGTACGTATTAGAATAATCATTGCGAATTCTGTCAAGTGTCATAACCATTATTCCTGAGCAGTCTTAACGAAGACACCCACAGCTTCGGGACGGAGACCACCGTGGCCCATCGCATATTTGGCAATGATCTGGTCAGCCTGATACTCAGCACGACGAGCACGTTCCATGGACAAGTCCTTCAACTTAACTGTGCCAACGGCAGAGCGATGGAACACAATACCCTGCAATTTAGCAGTTTCATATTTCTCGTTAAGAGTGTGCTTACCGTCAACACCATCGTTCAAGAGGTGAGGAACTTCGATAACTTCAAATCCGCAGATCGTCTGGAGTTTACCCGTGTTCGGGTCAAAGAGAGCCTGATAGTTAGCGGCATCAGGCATAAGAGCTTTGATAACAGCGGAGTAGCCCTCAGGCGTAAGCAAGCAATAACGGTCGCCCATCGGGACATAGTTCTTAGTCATCTGAGCACGAGCCGCGAGAAGACCTTCAAGAATCTTGTTACCATATTCAGCAGACTGAGAGATATCAAGCCCAGTAACAAACTCGAAAGCTTTACCTGTACCTTTAACGAGATCAACTCCTACATCGTTATCAGGAATGTTCTCTTTAGCCTCAGCCGCATCTTTAGCGGCCATATTGGCAAGTTCGTTAATCACAGCACAGTCAGCGGACTGAGCCAGAGCTTCACCAAGCTGACGAGAGTATTCAACTCGAACGTCATAGTGGTTCATTGCATCGTCAATGTCAGTGATCAAGCAATCAGCTGTCAAGAGGCCATCAATAGCGATGACCTTCTCATTATGTTCGAATTTCTTACGCTGATCATCAAGAGAATCACCAGGGGCAAGATATTTAGCACGGGTACGGCCCATAACAGCGAATGAGGCCGACTTACCGTGACTAATAGTACGAACCTGATGACGAGACATCATCACAGTGTTACGAGCGAAAGCCGTCAAGACTTCACCAGAGAACACCTTCATAAAGAGTGCATCACGTTGACCTGCGGAGAGTTTTTGACCAGGATTAGAGATACCAGTTTCAGCGAGAGCTGTCATTTATTTATTTCCTTTATTAAAATATTATTAGAATGTTAAAAATTAAAAATTATAAAAAGCTACATATTAGTAGCCCACATCATTTGTTCTACCTCTTGGGTGTACTTAGCTTCTCTTCCATAGCGAGGGTCAGACATCGCTTTGATGATGTCAGCTTTGCTAGTGAAACCCTTAGGTTGACTTTGATGTGGCTTTGCACTTCCATGAATAGACTTCTTAGCAGTGCCCATCTTTGCTATCATCTTAGACTTCATGCCTTCAAGCATTAAGACAATAGCATCGAAGTTGTTGTTGTCGATTGCTCTATTAAAAGAATCAATAGACTTCTTTTGGAGGTTATTAGATGCCCAAGTTACAATCTTTTGGTATTCCTTTTCACCTCCTACAGAATCGTAGATTGCATGGGTGAATTTAGCTTCAACAGCCTTACGACCCTCAATGAAAGACTCTACGACTTCAATAGGATACCCTGCGTTCTCAAGAGCCTTAATAGTCTCTTCCGACAGGTCCCCTGTTCGTTCATACTCCTTCACAGCAACATTGAAATCTACACCTTTATCTTTAAGGTTCTTCTTAATGGATTCAATGGCTTTTGTATGTTTATCTACTTCTTCTTGAATACTATCTTCTTGATGATCTTTTTGGAGATTCTCATCAGCTTGTCCCTCATCAGAACCTCCAACATCAGAACTGTCATTCGTGCCTTCGTCATTAGTTTCTTCAATACTAGATTCACCACCTTCACTACCACCACCCTCAGAGTTTTCTAATTCGAGCTGATCAGTAGTAGTTTCTGTAATCTCAATACCATGGGCACGAGCTTCTTCTTCAAGAGAGGAAGGTGCTTCATAAACGTTAGTAGCTTGTTCCGTTGTCATTGTTAGTTATTTACTTAGTTAATTGGTTACATAGTTTGCATCTCAGCATTAGCTTGATCTGTAGCTATCTGTGCACCTGCTTCGATACCTTGTTGCTGTGCATATTGTTCCATAGCCGCTTGTTGTTCAGCCTGGAGCTGTTCTGGTGTCTTAACAAGACCAGTAGCATCAATATGAGCCGCCGCAAAGATTCTGGTAGCCAAGTTCCCTACATTAAGAGCTTGTGTAAACTCTGGGAACTGTTGCATGATCTGCAAAGCCTGAGCTAAGTTATTCAAGTCTTGTCCACGACCAAGAGCGTCAACACCTGTAATAATCGTAGGCTCAATCTCAGCAATATCCTCGGAGATAATTGGGAGTAAACCCTGAGACTGCATCTGATTGAAGACACATCCAACTAATGGATATTGAAGTTCTTGAGATAGGAGTGAGTAAACACCACCTAAGGTATCTTCAAGTTCACCTGCTACATACCTAATTTCTTCTGCTGTAACTCTGTCTCTACCACTAGCACCACTCTGTACAGCAGAATTCAACAAGAATGCATAAGATAACCTAGATTCCACCTGCTGTGCTGTGGTCAGTACTGTAGACATGTCCATGCTCTTATTCAATTGCATGGGTACTACATCTTCCATACGTCCTCTAACAAAAGCACCGTTTTCAGCCTTAGCTAATGCTCTAATGTTAGTTTGACAAGCAGGGGACACAAGATAGAGAACCTTAGAGGCAACCATAGACATATCTACGATTGACTTAGAGAGATTCTCAAGTGATACAAGATCACCAAGGTAGTCCTCAACAAAAGATCGTCCATATGCTTCACCGTCTTTCTTGGTGAATCTAATAGGAATCCATGGGGATTTACCCGAAGGATATTGTTGTTCACTGCCTGCTAAAGGTTCACCTCCAATCTCTTGATAGGATTCCCAATGGTAGGTCTCACCCTCAGGTACTCTGTAAATATGAGTATAGATTTCTACCTTTTCGTCTACTTTGGGTTCACCTGTCTCAGGTAGAGACGATTGAATGTTATCAGGAAGAGAGCCACGAGCTACAGTATCTAATGCAACAATCTGTAAGACGTTACCAATGGCGTCTCTTTGTACTGTGTACTCACGAAGACTATAACACCTCATACCACCTTCGGCAGGTGGAAGGAACAGAAGAGCATTACCTGCAATAATCAACTGCTTAATAGCTTCAAACAGAGTAGGTCTAAGAGATTGGGATTCCATATATTTGACCATCTGTTGTTCCATCATAGAAAGACCATACTCAATCGTATCTTTCATTTGATCGTCCTGAGCTTCATTAAGCATTTGAGTACTCTCTGCATCAAGACCTAATCTAAAGAATGGTTGATTAGGAGGTAACAAAGCAAGCAATAACTTAGATGCAAGATTATTAAGACCTCTAGCACCTACTGAGTTGTAGGGGGTCTCATAGTTAGTACCACCATCATCAGATTCCTTAGGGAATAACATGGGAATGGTATACTTTGCACATTTTTCTGCTCTTTGGGTGTATGGGTCTCTGTCAGTCTTTAATTTATCATAGGTAACTTTAGCTCCCTCTAAAGGAATGTTACCTGCGGTATGTTCACTACCAGCCATCCCAACCTTCCTTATTAATCATTAATTTACTCCAAGCTAGTTTACTTCTTTATAAAATGTTTTATACGAAGAATAATTCAAGCGTTTCTCATAGGTGTTCTCTAACATCTTTTTATTAGGTAGATTAGCATTTGAGAACATAATGAGCTTACAGTCTTTGTTCTCTTTTGCTAAAACATTTTCAAAAATAAAAGACAAAATACGAGCTAATCCCACACCTTTTTTAAAAGATACTGTGAATTCTTCGTTATATACAAGGAGACTCTTAGGGGCATACCATGGTCGCCCCTTTGACACTAAGGATACACCTAAGAGTTCATTAGTTTCATTGTCAAAGACAACGATAAGAGCATAATCCTTATAAGCTTGAATGATAACGTTATAAAGGAAGTCATACACTTCCTTAGGGTCAATATACTTACGGATAAACCTAAGGGAATCCTTATTATATTTCAATAGTTTAATGCCCTTATTAAAGATTTCATCTAAATAGACAATATCTTTTTTATCATTCAATAACACAATCTTATAGGATTTATTTTTGGGATTATAAGGGATTTGTCCCTCGTGCAGAACCAACATAATCAATCTTTAAGGCTTTTTTACCTTTGTTCTTCTTTCTCTCTGATGTTTCTTCGGCTCCCATTTCGGGGGCTTCGGGTTCAAGTACAGGGTTATCAATTGCAGGTGCTTGTACCTGTACATCTGGTACTTTAGGTTTCTTAAAAAGTCCACCCATTATTTATTCTCTCCATTCTGTTGTTTGTATTTCTCTTCAAGGAAGTGTACAACCTGTTGGATACCCATAAGAGTATCACGACTAGTTTCATACCAAATCATCTTACGGATATCAAAGACATCCTTAATCTTCTCTAAGAGTTCCTTAGGAACATAAGGAAAAGGTTCTTCTTCCTCTACTACTTTGTTTTCAATATCTTTATCAGTCATAGTTTATATGTATGTTATATTAAATTAAATATGTATGTATTATTTTATTATATATGTCTTTAATTAAGACCTATAATTAACCTATATTATACCTATATTATAGTATAGGCATAGTTGTCTTTTATCTACCTCTAATAGTGTAGGCTTTATTATTTTTACCTTGTTGTATTAGAGTGTAGATTTTATTACGCTTAATTGTGGTGGGTTATTGTACAATTATTGTGGGGTTATTGAGGAGACCATAAAGGTGGTAATTCTCCTTCATTAAACCTTTCGAAATCCTCCTTACGAAGGATTCTAGCCATAGTAGCTTGAAGGATAGCATCGTCCTCAGTTAACCCTTGTTTTACATAAGCTTCAACAACAGTTTCCCACAAACATTTATCTACAGGTGCCGAACGTAATAACTTATTAGCTTTTACAGGACCATATGTAGGACATCCTTTATAACCGTCTGTAGTATCCCCAATTAATGTCTGATACATATGCCAATAATCAGCTTCTTTCTTAGAGATAGCTTTAAATTCACCTCTCCCAAAATCATAGAACTTACCTGGGATAGTTTTAAAGTCTTTATCCATAGAGACAATTATGGAATCTTCATCAGTTGTTGCATAAATACCAATTACGTCATCAGCCTCTAAATACTTAATAGGTTTAACACATTTATAGTTGTTATTTACCCACTCAACTAAAGCGTTGTAACAGGTCGGTTTACGAGTATTCTTTCTGTTACTCTTGTAGTCAGGTAAATAATGTTTTCTAAAGTTATCTTTATCTGAGAAAAAGAATAACATGTCATCTGTAGAATATTCATCTAAGGTATGCTCATACATACCCTCAAGGATACCATCAAGAATACTGGTAAATTGGTCAATGGCATCCTCTAGGTAAGCATGGCATGTCCAAAGACCATCTCCCCAGTCGATATCTTTCTGAACAGCTGAGGATGCTTTATAAGCAATAATGTCCCCATCAATCAATAAAGAGGGATTATCACGGTTGTTATAAAACATGTCCATATAAGTATTTCCTTAGTAGCAGTATCCTTCGTCGGCTTTGTAGGAATACTTGTACTTGTAGTCGTCTTCTAAGCATTCGTCTCTGCATACTCGGAGCTCTTCATCTTTATAAGCTTCATACTCTGCTTCATACTCTGCTTCTTCTTCAAGATAATTATCATCTTCATCATCATCATCTTCGCCCCAGTCCCACTCGACATGAGTTTCGATGTCAGATAATTGCAGAGCTCTTGTATAAGCTTCTTCAATGGTTGTATCCCAAAGGTATAACTTACTGCCACCAAAAGAAATCTTAGCGGTTAAGACATAATCGTTATTATTTAAAAGGTCACGTTCATATTTAAATTTAATATCCATCATTTTAATTGTCTCCTTAGTTCTTAAAATCAGATACGTTCCAACAAACACTAACGTCAATACCAGTTAGTTCTATAGCTTTTTTACAAGCTCCTTCAATGGTTGTATCCCAAAGGTACAAATCCTTGTCTTTATAGCGAATCTTAGCCGCAAGAACATAACGTTTATCAGGTTCACTATATCCAAATTGAAATTCAATATTCAACATTTTTAGTCTCCTTATATTAGTGACAAGTAAACCAGTTGTTCCCTACAGACCCTTCTGTGTCCAACTGGCAGTTAAACTTAAAGAACTCCTGAGTTTGCCTCATGGATTCCTGTGCAATTCTTACGCAGTCCTCTGCGATCTCTTTGGTTCTACAAGCTACCTGAACCTCATCATGCACCCACGCCATCATGGCAAAATCTCCGTCCCAACCATGCTTATACCCTGCTTTACGCATGTTCTCCTCAACAAGACACACCCACTTCTTGCAGATAAGGGCACCCGCAGACTGCAAGATAGTGTTTAAAGCGGAGTGAGGACTACGAACATAAACAATCCTACGATCAAGCCCAAGAATATGATGAGTAATATCAAGATTATGGTTATCAGGATGGAAACGTTTCTTCCATTTTACTTTATTGACACCTCCGACCCACTCAGAAGATTCTACAAGAGTTTTTTCAATTGTTGAACGTAATTTCTTAATCGCAGGTACAGACTTAAGGAACTTTTCCTTTAGACGTTTACCGTCAGCCACAGTTCCACCAACGATCTCGCCGATCTTGGCGTCCCCTGCTCCATACCTTGTATTCAGTTAGGTTCGCTAAACCTAACCCGTGAATTAACACAGCTCATAGTCGCCTATGAGAGTAGACTATCTCATCCTCTATTTTCTAGAGGGGCACCGCTTCGAACCGCTTGGTTCTACTCCCTTTCGGGATAGTCGTTACACTTCCTTCTAGCTAGGATAAGAGGCTTTGCTTCTTCTCTTGTGTAGTTTCCTTTGAAGCTGTTTCTCCAAATCTTTCTACACTCAGGACAGAATTCTTTATTGTAGGTCTTGGTGCTAAAAGACTCACCACAGAACCAACAAGTTCTAACCCACTCTTTAACATTGAGCTTCTTATGACAATCATGCTCCTTTTGGTGGCATGACTTACAAAGTAACTCAAAGTTTTCTAGAGTATTATTCTTTCTATTATGATCTTTGTGATGGACCACCCAAGAATAACGTCCTGCGTTCTTTAGGTCTTTACCACAACGCTCACAATACCTAATAGTTTCTTTCAGCTTAGGTCCTTCCCGCTTAAAGAAACCAATCCCATTTTTATATTGAGAATCTTCGGTATATTTAGCGTGGTTTGATCTATTAGCCATCTTATTTCCTTTCTAAAAGTTTAGCACGGTATTGACTCAAAGAGTTCGTCTACCGTTTTCAATGCCTTTTAATTCCTCCTATCAAAGGAATCCATAAATAAATGTTTTTGCGTTATCTCTCGTTGGTAACCCTGCCATCTTCTGGTTATGGGTATGAATGTCACCCTCAAGAATTTCCTTTATGTAAGCTCCATTGTCGAAAGGATACAGGAAAGACCCAAAACAACGAAGTTCAAGACCAGAAGCGTCAATACCTGCTTCAAACCAGCCTTTAGGTACTGTGAATAAAGACCTGCATTCTTTACCGTATGGAGACCTTCCAGCAGGTACTTGTGCAACATTAGGGTATGAATGAGTTGCACGACCAGTAACAGCCCCATTAGGATTGACAGAACCATGGATTCGGTAATAACCATCTTCATCCTCCTTCATCAGCTTTAACCACGCATTGTCACCCTCAGCAAGCTGTGCAATACGCTTGTTAATCAAAAGATAATCCAAAATTTTTTGTGTCATTGGGATACATAGGGCACTCTGTAGTGTGTCTTCGTCAACCTTAGGAGCACCTGTAGGTGTAACCTCAGTAGGCTTCCAACCTCTATCCATGAGCACCTTAGCGATGTGACTGCGAGAGTTAGGATTAAAAGTAACTTCTTCATATTGAGGATAGGGCACACCTGCCTTAATACCTTTCTTAGCATTATCTCTCTTGTACACCTTGTCTCCCTTATAGACAGTCCAAGAGCCTACCTCAGAGACAAGACTATCATAAATCTCTTGTCTTTTAGCAGAGAGATCAGCATAGAGTTTTACTGCTGAATCTTTATCAAAGACAAAGCCATTACGTTCCTGCTTAGCCATCACCCAAGCGATGTCATGTTCAAGTTGGATAGCACTAAGAGGATAACCCTTAGACATTAACTTTTTAAATAACTTAAGGGTGACTACAACGTCCTGCTTGTTGTATTCGTACATCTCAGGAGTGAATTTATCCCAAGCGTCCTCTTTTTCTCCATAGGTTCCCTTAAGTTCACCCATGCGATAACCATAAGATTTCAAACTGTGTGACCCATAGAGCTTCTTAGGGAGTTTACCTGACTTCATTAGGCCTACATCTATGTCTTTAATATTTGAATAGATCAACCTAGCAAGCACAAGAGTATCAATACAAACATCCCTTACATCAAAAGCAAATCTCTCTCCTTTGAGTTTCTTAAGAGCTACTATGTCGAATTTGCAGATGTTATGGCCTACGATGTTGTATCCACTAGTACCATACTTATTTAGGGTATTAAAAAACTCATCAAGATCGGTATAGCCTGTATATGAATCTGTATAAGAATCATACAGCCAGCCACACCAAAATCTTTTAGTTGTATCTAAAAGTCCGTCAGTTTCAATATCAAAAACAATATACTTATCTTTAATTGTCAATGGCATTTTCTATTCCTTAAATAGCTTTGCTAAGGATAATTAGAACTCAGATTCATCATTCTCAAAGGGACACTCAGGGTCTGCCTCATAATCAGAGAGCCTACCAGTGTCCTGATTATAGTAGAGGTGACCACCAACACCAGTTAGGCCACAAAATCTGTTTTTTAATACTCTAATAGTAAGGATATTAGGATTATTACCCTGTTGGTTTCGCTCAAGGCCAATCACCATATCTGAGAGCTGTGCAATAGCTCCAGACCCTCTTAACTGAGATAAAGATACCTGAGCTCCCTCTTCGTGCCCTTTCTTATCAGGACGCTTAAGATGAGACACTACAAACATTGTAGCACCTGTCTCTTCAACAAGAGAACGGAGGTTGGTCATAAGCTTATCAATAGCCTTACGTTCACCTCCGTCCTCATCAGTATCCATCCCTGAGACAACAATAGAGATATGATCAAGGAAGATACGTTTGCATCCTAAGGATACAATCATGTACCGAATTTTACTAAGCAAATTGCTGGAATCAAGTGACCCAAAGTGGTCGTACAGGAAAAACCTTCCATTTCCAATCGTTTCGCTAAAAGCTCTGCTTCTGTCTCTTTCATCTGCACATTCAGGATTGAGCAAAAGTCTCCTATTGAGGTGAAGTGACATGAGCTCCAACCCAGTTTTTCTAGTAGATTCTTCAAGAGCAATAATTCCGCAAAGTTCTCCCCTTTGAACTCCAAAATAATATTCGAGTTCTCTAAGGATTGTTGATTTTCCCATACCACTTCCACTTGTGAATACATAAAGTTCGCCATGTCTAACTCCTTTAGTTTTTTCTTGTAAGGCTTTCCAAGGATACTCTACAGAATCCTTGAGATCATCTATATCTGTTACACATTTATCGTAAAGATCAACACCTGAGACAATACCATCAGGCCTATAAGGTTTAGCATTCCATATTGCTTGTATTACCTCTTCACCCTTACCGTTTAATAAGCATTCGTTAGGGTCTTTAAGAGGTAAGTTAGCAATGAAAGCTTTACCCGCAGGTAACACCTTAGCACAGTCTTCACAAGCTTTCCGACCAGGTTCATCCATGTCAAACATAAGGATGACCTCGTCAAACTTATCAAGGTATTCTAGGTTGGCTTCTATAGACTTCTTAGCGGCCTGTGCACCGTTAGGAATAGACACTACTGGCCATTTGTTGCCTTGAAGCTGACTAACGGTTAAACAATCGATCTCACCTTCGGTGATTATCAACTTCTTACCACTAGACCATAATTGAGAACCAAATAGTCTATTAGTAACTTTACCTAAGACTGCAAAGGTCTTGTCAGGAAATCTAAGTTTTTGTCCTACAATGTTTCCATTATCATCATAGTAGTTTGCAACCTGACAAGGGTTTCCATTGTATTCACCAACCATGTATTTAAACTTAGAGCAGGTGTCTTGGTTAATCTTACGAGCTGTTAGGTTGTTAATTTTAAGATCACAAAGGGGGATACAATTTTTACTCATTTTATTTGTCTCTATTTCTGATGTTTTCTTACTAGTATGTTTGTCTTTATTGTCGTCATTATCAGGTTTGAAATAAGTGTTACAAGAATAACAGTACCTATGACCATCGTCAAAGACACCACATGCGTCAGAAGAGCCACACTTAGGACAAGGTTCGTGGTATAAGAACTTACTCTCTTTGTGATCTGTTTTCATAATCTTAAACTTTACTTTAACACATCCTTAAAGTTGAATTCATAACTTTACTTGCAGTTAAACCACCGTTCTCTAGAATATGCCTTAAACTAACCCACCCGATAAGATTAGCGTTGTGAACATAATGCTCATCCATTAAACAAGTATGTTCAAGCGGAGACATATGCCCTGATGTGTAAAGTCTATCAAACAACTCAAGGTCTTTCTTAATGTCAGGCTTAGAGCCATCATGGTTGTTATAGCTTACTCGGGCACACCTTGCCGCTGAGACTTGCATAATAGTTACGTTATCACAATCATATCCGAGAATGTCAAGATCGTTGTCAGTTACATAAGGAACCGTAATAAGCCAAGATTCTCCCTCAAATTCTCCCTTAATATAACCAAAAGGTTTATATTTAAACTTATACATTTCTTCGTAAATAGCCTTAGCTAAATCCTGCATTTCAGGCTGAGCATCAGGTGCTAAACGAAGCTTAAAGAAGTTGTCCCATTCGGTAGCTGTTACGATAACCTTAATGAACTGGAAAGGCTCTAAGATACGGTTAATGTGTTGCTTATGGATACCTAAGCGTTCCATCTTCTTAGCAGTGTTACAGGCATTATCTGCGGCTTCCCTCCAAAAGGTGTAGAAGTCCTTAGTAATAGCCTCATTAGCCACTACCTCCCCAACCATACCAGGTCTGTTCATATAGACCTTAGGTGGAATCACAGGGTTATTTTCAACCTGCTTAATAACTTTAGCCACAGGAATAGCACGAGAACTACTGGCATTACGTGAAAATTGCCTATGCGTCATGAATTCACTGTGAATATATCTTGGATAGGTTAATTCAAAAGTCCACAGGTTTTCATAGTGAGCCAAACATTTAGCAGTACAAATATTCATAATTAATAATCCCCTCTAAACCAAACATATTCATCTTCATCATGAATTCCTACTGATTCTCTGGAAAGTTCGTCAACTAATTCTATAAGTTGCCAAAAGAGGTCAAGTACTTTTTCTTCTGCTTTAACTTCTGCTTTCGATATTTCATTAATACTCTTAAGGTCTGATAGATCATCTTCCCATTTGTCTGCAAAGTCTTTAAGTACAGTCCAATATCCGTCTAAACGTTTTTGATGATTGAGTTGGTATACTTTAACTGTCATGTTGGTTCTTCCTTTTATTCGTCTTCCTCATCTTCACATTCATCATCTTCTTCGTTTTTCTGAGATTCAAGATATTCTTGATACTCTTTTTCCCACTGTTCAATACAATCCAGTTCTTCTTTAGTTGTATTCATATCTAATTCCTTCTATTAGGTTTACTCTGAATTTTTGTGTAAGTTAATTACTGCTTCAAGTCTTCTATTGGTGTCTCTGAGTATTTTAATACCTTCCCCATGTAGTTCTGCACCTTCTGACAATAATCTTCTACACTCGAGGATTGACTCTTTAGTAATTCTTTTGGTATCTCGCAGGATATTTTTGTTTCCTGCATCGATGTTGTATTGCAACCTGTTAATCCGCTTGTCAATAGCAGACTGCACAGAATCAGTGGTAGCAACGTCTTTAAGAAGTAAGTTAATCGTCGCATCTTTCTTTTTAGTCACCTCGTCTAGCTTAGCTATATACTCTTGTTGGGTCTTTATTAGGTTCTCCCTATGCTTGTTTTCTGTATAAGAAGAACCCAAGGTTAATCCTAGAATAAAAACCCCACCTACCATGACATACTTGATAAATCTAGTAATTATCATAGGCTAATCTCTTTCTCTAATAGTGTAGGTTTTATTACTCAACTCTGACTAAATCACCGTCTTCAACATTGGTACCATTGAGAGCCTCAAAGTCTGCTTTGGATACCTTAAGAGACTCCCTGAATTCCTCAGTGTCCTTAAAGACTACATATTTAGCTCCTACTTCTTGATACCAAGCTTTGACATTAAAGCAGGGACAATCTTTCTTTACATTAGCAAAGTCTCTATGTCCAAGTACCTCAACCTTATCTTCATATTTAAATCTTAGATAATCTAAAAGTTGCTTTAAAGATTCTTTCTGTTCATTCGTAAAGTTGTCAACTGACTTAGACTTTTTATCAACACCTCCGATGAGACAAATACCAATAGAATCATCATTATGTCCACTCACGTGTGCACCAATGACATCTACAGGTCTGCCCTCTTGAATAGTTCCATCTGTGCAAATTACAAAATGGTAGCCAATACCTAACCATCCACGCTGTCTATGCATCTGGTCAATAGTTTTCCAATTAAAGGAGTCTTTTGGCTGAGTAGCAGAGCAGTGGACTACAAGATATTTGGTTGTAGGTCTTTTCTTATAAGACACAAAAGATTTATGTTTTTCAATTACGGGAGCTTTAAAATTAACTGTCATTTATTAATCACCTTTATTTTTATTATTATTTTTGTTTATTAATACACCATCTGGAATAGCCTTAGGAGATTCTTTTAGCCACTCTACAGGAATCTTTTTGTCTGCATAAAGATATCCATGAGCTTCACAAAAAGAAGCGTATGTTGTTTTAGACCCCTTATAAATTGGTGTTTTTGATCTACTAAATACAAACCTAATGTCTAACTCAGGGTGTTGCTGTTTGATTAGTAAATGCTTCTTACGATCTTCTGCGTCCCATACTCCTTTGGTCTCAATAATAATTCCATTAGGCAGTACAAAATCAGGGGTGTACCTGTGTTTACTTTCAGGTACTATGTACTCTAAATAGAATTGTTCATATTTAGGATTAATAAAAAAAGACTTGAGGAAGTCACTATTTTGTTCCTCAAGCCCTGATCTATAAGTTCTCTTATTATGCCTACGCATGTAACTGTAGGCCGCTTTTCTAGTAGTCATATTGTTATTATTATTATTATAAGTTAGTGACTCTATTACTAGATTCTATTTAGAAGTTGCTAGCAAATTCACCAGTATTTTCTTCTTGTTCGTCTTCATTCCACGGTGTAGTAGATTTATTAGTAGATTCAGTATCTTCTGCTTCATATCCTTCTTCCTCACCAAATCCATAGGATTCAGCAGAACCACCACTAGTGAACTCCTTAAGGTCAATCACTTGGACAGCGACAGGACGTAAAGAGAGCCCAACGGTCTTGGTAGTAGGCATGTAGTAAGGCTTGATACTGAAATTGACCTTAATAACAGAATCACGTCCAATGTTGGCCTTCATAGGCTTACCTTTAGCGTCAAACTGAGGAATCTTAACTTCAAACTTAGAACCGTCTTTCTTAGTAATGACAGCCTTCTGCTTGAACTTAAGAACTACACGACCTTCTGAATCGTACTCAAAGATATCAGCCTTCATTACCTTGCGACCCTTGGCCTGAGCCTTGGCGACATCTTCATTTTCTTCATAAAAGTTGTCAAGGATTTGGTCAAGCTTGGTAATGAGCTTCTTAGTAGCTTCGTTATCATCCATAGCGAGATTCACTTTGTAGTCACCCTCAGGATTAAATTTAGTATCAGGTTCGAGTAGATATGGATACTGAGCGTAACCTTTAGGAGTTGTTAAACGAATGGAGTTGAAATTATTAGTAGTCATAGTGTGTATGTCTCTCTATATTTAAAATGTTAGTACATGTGTAAGTTTTTAAAAATTCACTATTAGATACTCGATTAAATATCTTTCTCTAATAGTGTAGGTTTTATTAAAGGTTGTTGTTGTTGTTGTTAAGGGTTCTATTTTAGTTATTAGCTAAAGGCGTACATGGATTTTTTAACTACTTCAAGGTCTAAATTACCTTTAGTAGGTACTTCTGGTAGCTCCTCAGCTTTCGCAGTAGACAAAAGATTTTCCACATGGTCATGAAGGTCTTGAAGTACATCATTTTCACTATAGGTGCTTACAAATACCTCTCTAACAGTAGTAAACATAATATCACCGTGGCCCGCAGGAGCACCATAGGAATCGTGAATCATAGCGAATGAATCTATCCCTTTGTCAACACATGAGCATACAGTTAACATTAAATGTGAGGCGTCCATGCTGTGAACAAAGTTAGGAGCAATGCCTTGCTTCTGTTTACGGCTGTCTATGGCTTCAAGTTCATTTTGATAACTAGACGTAATCTTAGAGCCTTCCTTAAGAGTATCGTTTGTCTCATTACCTGATAAATCTTTTATTTTGATACTGCCAGTAACGAAGGTCTCAATACGAGAAACCTTAAATTTCCTGTATTCTTGTTTTACAGGGAAACCTGCGGGTGTTACCCAAAAGGTAGGAAGATGATTACCGTTAATGTCTGTGTCCTTTGCTAAGAGACCTGAGGCAGTCTGTAGCCAATCCATAGCCTCCACAGCCTTAACTACAACACCCTTAAGGGCTTCCCAAATCAATCCAGCCATGTACTTAGCAGATTGGGAAGGCTTAGAGAATGCAATAGGGTTCTTAGACAAAGCAGGATAAATAGTATCTTCAAGGATTTGATCTGCAAAACCAAACTTAGAGGCACCGTAACATAACGTCATGGTTGGACGCTTGGTAACCTTACGGGTAATCCCAAGGTCTAGCCATTCCTTAGCCATGGATTTAGTACCCTTCTTAAGATAAGTACCTTCCTCACCTTCCACCATCTCATCGATAGTACCTTCTTCAAGGTCACTCTTTAGTAACTCCTTGACCTTATTGGCAACGATATTGTAAATGTCATGTACCTTATCATCAGGCACAAGGTTGACGGCTTCCCCTCCGACTTCATCCCTGAGCATAGCTGAGAAATGCTGTAATCCAGAGCAGGAACCATCAAAGGCGATGGGTAAATGAGACACATAGCTTTCGCCAGTTTTTAAATAATCATTCCATTCGAAGCAGAAAGCTAAGAATTCCCAAGGGCTATCTGCCTCACACCAACGCAGGTCTTCTAAGGGATTCTCTGCAATGCTAACGATCATATCAGCATTTTCATAGACCCATGCAATACGATCTTCAAAAGGTTTCTTGTCTAAACCGTATGTATTACCGCCTTGCAGTGCCAACCAAGTGTGGCCGTTGGTACCTAAAGGTACTCCATGAGCAAACTCAATTAAGCTCTTACCAAAATCATTACATTGAGGGCTTAACTTGGTCAATGGATAGACACGACCACGGAAATCTAAATTGTGGGGGAAATAAATCTCAGGCTCTTCCTTGTAATCATTAGAGATAGCCAGTAAACCATTAACAAGAATACGTTTGCTCTTTCTTGAGTTATCCTCCTGATAGTAATGAACCATCTGACGCTTCCACTGCTTATGAGCTTCTTCATCATGGTTAGCTTCATCAGGTCTAACAGGTGGTTCCTTAGGTTCTGCTGTGGGCATATCTAAAGACTCAGGAATATGTTTCCACGAGCAAATTTCATTAGCTACTTCCAAGACACGTTTGTTAATACGCCAAGCAGTTGACTGGATAGCATTAACTGCCTTATACACATTAGGCATGTCAATTTCACTATATAAAGTCTCGCAGTCATTACGCTTGATACGAACCAATTGAATAGGCTTCTTTAGGTTAATCAAATAGCCACCGTCAAAAGGACTTGTCCAAGGACGAGGTGGGATTACCATAGGACGATGGTTAAAGAGAAGAGTTGCAGTCTCCTTGTCTTGGTGCTCGATGTAGTTAACGATATCGGGGTCAATAGATACACTATAGGAGACGTTACCGCTTTTATTTAAATGCTTCTCTAATGAAGCAATACCTGTAGACACAATAAGGAGTTCTACAAGAGTAATACCAATGTTAGCCTTATTACTGCCAGTCCATTTATTCCATTTAGCTAGTCTCTTCTCATCAGCTAATAGAGTTTCCTTAGCTAAAACATATCTGCGTTTAAACTGCATAGCAATACGCTTATTGAGACCGTGCTTAAACTGTGTTAACTCTTTCTTATTGTCTGCTAAAGAGTTAACAACCATCTTGTATCTCACTTCGTCCTCAATAGCTTCGCCAATCTTGCAACCTAAGGAGTTTAGACTAATGACGCCTAAGGAATTCTCTATAGTGGTCCTAAGGGTGATAAATGCGATCTCTTCACTAGTTAAATCTTTAATCAGACTAGCCATGATGTGTCTCTTACCACATTTACCGCTATTAGCTCTATCAAACCACTTATCTAATTCCTTAGCTAATACAGGAATGGCCTCGCTAATGAGTACCTTAGAAGCACCTAGGGTTCCTAAAGTTCCTTCCTTAATGGCTTTATTTCTGTTAGACATGTAACGATTAAAAGCATCTTCTTTACTCTCTAATTCAAGTTCAATCTCACGATCTACACGGGCCTTCCCATACTTAAGACAGAGATCATCATATTCGTTTTCATTGATTGTCATCTTATCTAAATTTTCGTAGGACATTGGGGATACCTCTTTTATTATCCTATATGGTTAATGTTAATGTTATCTTTAGATTACCTTTAGATTATCTTTAGGTTATCTTTAGTATACTCCTATAAGATTATTATCTTTATAGTTATTACTTAAATATTAATATTATAAAGGTATTAATCTTATAGTTATATATCTATAGGTAACCTTAGGTTATCTTTAAGTTATCCTGTAGGTTACCTATATTATACTCTTATTTATCTCTTTTGTCTATCTCTTTCTTCTCCCTTTCTCTAATAGTGTAGGTTTTATTAGTTTTCCTCTGTTGTCTTATAGTGTAGGTTTTAC